GCGTTGCAAACATTTTGACTGCGGATGCAAGATCTGGCGATCTCCGGTTTCTCTCTGCTGGACAGTCCCCTCTCATACTCGCCTTTGGTGTGGGCCACAATTGCTGTCCGGTATCTCCGGTGCGGGGCGCCGACAGCATGAGCTGGAATAAGAAATGTCCTCGTTTTGTACCCCTGGGCTTCCAGATCAAATAAAACATCGTCGAGTGCCATATTGAAGTGGGCCTGAGTTGTGCGATAACCCTAACCATTTCCGGCCAGAGGAAACGGTCATCTTCCTTGCCTCTTCGCTTCCCGGCAACAGAGAAAGGCTGGCAGGGGAATCCTCCGGAAATAATGTCAACTGTATGTAACCCTGCGCGCTCATAAAAATCATCTCCTGTCAGTGTCCTTATATCTCTCCATCTCGGTACATCAGGCCAGTGCTTTTCCAGCACTTTTGTGGGGTAGTCCGCCCACTCACACTGACCTACGGTTGTAATACCTGCCCATTCTGCTGCTAGATCCAGACCGCCGATGCCTGAGAATAGTGATAGATGTGTTATCATGGCATTACCCCCGGTATATCCTCAAGCCTCATTTGCCCCTCTATGTTCTGGTCATCCATCCACCAGTTAAATACATCTTCTCCGGTTTTCCATTTTGTCGTATGCCCGCAGATATGTATAGCATCTAACATCCTGTAAAATGCCCTGATATATGCAAGCCGATACTGCGGGAAATCTGCAAATTCTTTCCATCTTCCTTTCCCGGCCATCGGACAGCCAATACAGCCAACACGGTAATAGCCCATGTCATATAGGGGATTGTGCGTTTTACATTCGTTTTGGTAATATAACCATATATCTCTGTCAGGCCATTCGATAATCGGGTTTACAACGGTCTTCGCTTTCATTTCGCACCTCTCAAAAATCCTTCTCGAATCGTCGTTATCAGATAAGAGCATTTTTTCTGTTGTGGCGCGGATTGAATCCTTCTGCGTTTTTCCTAGGGCTTCGAATTCTGCGCGTTTCTTTCTTTTTGTGCTCTCGTCCCACCTGACTCCCGTGGCAATCATGCGGTTGGCGCATCCAGTCTCTTTTAGTACAGCGCAGCAATACCTTGCCATCCTCGTTGGCGGTATCTTTTTTTTGACAATCAAATTCCACATGGTTATTCTTCCGCCTGGCTGTATGTGGTAATCAATATCACATTTGATCCCTTGCAGCTCCAGTTCCCGGAACGTCTTCCGGATATGGTGTACTGTCTGCGGCGCATCCGCCGTTGTATGACTATGATGCACCTCAAACGGTACTCCTGACCGCTTAAATAGCTCCAGCATCACGTCAGAGTCCTTTCCTCCGCTGTAAGTGCAGACAAGGGGCTGTCCATAGTAATGCAGGCTCATCTCTGAGGCTGTTTGTATCCGTTGTATTGCTTTTTGTTCCAGGTCCATTTCTCTGATCCTTTCTCTTGTTTATGGCATTACCCCCGGTATGTCCATTAAATTTAACTGTCTACTATAATTCATCCAGACAACTTCCGTTCGTGGTCCTGCATGTTCGGCCTGGCTGTTGAAGCTTTCTTTTGTCCAGTTATGTAGGTAATCATTATACATATCTGACTCATATCCGCTTATCATGATCTTTGCCCGACTCTTTTGTATTGTCTGAAGAAGTATTTCATGGTCTTGATCCGTCATTTCGTAGGCATATTGTTTTCCCGTCCTGGCCCCTAAAAGGTATGGGGGGTCTATGTACATAAACACATTATTGTAGTTATGTCTATTGATTACTTCCAGTGCTGGGCGGTTTTCTATCTGCACGGATCTTAACCGCTCCGCTATTTCCACAATCCATTCTGGCAGCCGATACCAGTTCCACAGGGCATACATGCGCTCGCGTCCTTGTACATCGTTTTTCCATCCTGCCTTACAACCATTTGTCCTAAATCCATGCCCCTGCCAGCATCTTATCAAAAATCCTGCTGCCCGCTGGAAACTGGTGACGTACATGGCATCTGGTATATTAAACTGGTTATCATATTCTTCTCTGGCGTATGGCGTTGTCATTACGAGTCTGGCCAGACGCTCGGAATCTCTTTGAATACATTTAAACAGATTTGTGACCTCCGAATCAATGTCGTTTATCGTCTCAATATCTGACTGAGGTTTGTTAAATAAGACCGCTCCGCTACCAAAGTACGGCTCAACATAAGTATGATGTTCCGGTATCATTGATGCAAGAGCGGGGGCGATCCTCCACTTACTTCCCGGATATTTCAATACAGCTCTCATCTTTGTCCATCCTGTTCTTCTCGGTGTTCCCCACAGCCCCCGGACGGCGGCATGTCATCCAGATACCGGGGGCTGTCCGGGTTGTTGCACTCGTTTTCCTTGCGGTCATAGTGATTACATGTCCTGCATTCTTTTTCCATCTGCTGCCCTCCTTAAGACCCTAATGTGATACGATAGGCAAAAACTGGAATGTCCATGCCTCATCCATTATTGATACCAGTGTCCCATCCTCACTGATTGCTATCACCTCAATTACCTTTGGCTTAATAATAGTGTCTCTATTTTCCCAGCGCACGTCATCAGGCAGTCTGATGTCCATAAGCGCCACCGCATTTAATACTTTGTCTCCATGTACTACTTTAAATCTGCTTAAATCAATTCCCATATACTTTCCTTACCTTCTTTCACAAAATCCTAAGTTGCTGGTGCAAGACCCGACTGGTCGGCGTATCCGATTGGGATGCCTTCGGGTTGTACATTTCCGCATCCTCGACAATACCTTTTCCCGTTTGCTGTCCCGACTCCCATACAATTGTTTACTTCTTCACATCTCTTTTCGTCTACTTCAACAAATTCTTTTTTATTCTCATTCATCTTTTTTTATTTTCCTTTCCGGCTTATCGCCTAAACTCTAACTGCCTATTCATTGCCCTCGATTACATCCAGACATGCATTCCAACCATTCCCCCATGCTTTTATTTGACTCCTGCCTGGTAAATTTGCACTATCTTTTTTCTCCGGAAGGTTCTGGAGTGGGCACCAATCTGGTTTACCACCCATCGTGTCCGGAATATCAATGTACTCATCATCATGTGCATTGCAGTAGCCACCCATAGGATCATCGTCCATAAGCGGGCATCTTCCGCAACACTCTGGCATATCCATAATCAATACTGCTTTACTCATCTTTTCTCCTCCTAAATCCTAATTTATTGACCTGCCCAATTCAGTTCTTCTTCCAAAAAATCGGATAAATCATCTATGGTTTCTACACCTGAAATATCTGTAAGGCTTTCTATTTCCGATGCCAATAGTTCATTGTTAGAAAACCGTCTTATAATTTCAGCCAATTTTTTATAGTCCATTTTGTACCCACCTTTCGTCCTGATGAACCATGTAGCAGTTGTCTATTCCCTGCATACCAGTTCGCCGTTTTCTTTCTGACTTCCCTTACATGCAGAGCAAAAGTTTTTATACCCTAATACTTCACACATACCCCTCACCTCTAAATTCTAATTTTCTTCTTCGGCTACCATCTTTTCTAATTCTTCCTTTGACAACATTGTGTTCGCCTCCTACTTTTTATTGCTTTTAAACACCTTGCCCGGATATCCTGTTTTCATTCTTTGCCTGCGTGCATATCGATCAGAGGTTGTCCCATACTCCTTGCATTTCTGATCTATTATCTGTCTCTTGCGTTCTAATTCCTTTTTGTGCTGCTCTTGATATTTGGGGCAGGTATCATGACAGGCAATATGTCTGTCCAAACAATTTATACATGCTGTAATCATGATTCGCCTCCTATGATGCTCTGTAGGTATGCTTTTCAAGATCCTTTAATATCAATGACCAAAGTTCTTGCTCCTGGCATTTCTTGCCTTTTGCATTTGTCCAATTATTCTTTTTCCACTGTTCGGGCCATCCCATGTTTATTTCGTTTCTAATTCTTAACTGCATGGGCTGGATGTTTAAGACACAGCGTGTATTTAAGTTTTCAAGCGCCTTATGTATCGCGGATAGCTCCATGTGATACTTGCTTTCTTTTGCCTCCCGCTTGACGGTTACGCTTTTGGTATGGAGCTTTCCTCTACCGTCTAAAAATTTCAGCGTGGCCGTTGCTCCGCTTTCGTAGACAAGGCTTTTCAGATCCACACTGTACATGCTCCTCCTTTCCGGGGGCCTGCTGCCCCCTGGTGTTTGGTTTGTATGTAAATGTGATATATCGGTGGTGCCTATAGGTAGTTTCGGCCAATGTGGTTCATCCACTCCTGCCGCGTATGAGTCTTTTCATATTCTCGTTGTGCTTCGCTCTCCAGAAGCCTCCTTACATCCGCATTGTTGTGTACGGCCTCCGGGCCTGCTTCATGATGTTTTTCCGCGCATAGATTTACTTTAAGCCCCATTTCTTCTGCTTTGGCGTGGTTCGCGGTGCCAAAACAGATATGGTGTTCTTGAACTCTCTTGATACTGTTATCCCCGTAGAGCAACATGCATAGATAGCACCTCTTGTCCTCTTTGTCCTGCAGGATGCTTTTTGCATGGCTCTTTCGTTTTTTCTTGGTTTTGATTTTCGGAAACATTAGTCCTGACATTGTATCTCCTCCATTTTTTTGTTCGCATGGTCCCGGAACCGCTGTAGTATTTCTTCCCGGCGCTTTGCTCCGATCCCCTTTGTTTCTTCCAGCGCATGCACTACCGCATCCGCCGCCAGCGTAACCCCTTGCCTGATCCGCACTTTCTCCGGCACTTCCGGCTTTCCATCCGCTTTTCCTTTCTCGTATATTGCTTGTAGTGCCTGTTCCATTTGCCTGCGGTCATATTTTTTAATGCCTTTGTAATTCTCTCGGGTTATGTAAACCCTTCCTTCTTTTACCCTGATCTGCATGACTGCCTCCTTGGTTTATAATATTCCCCGCCTTTTACGGCCCGCTCCATGGGTATTAATGTGTAATACTGGTACCTCCTTCCGGTAATTTCGCTTACCCCTTCTTCAAGGCTTTCTTTCGGTATCCAGTATCCCCGGGGTGGGACCGGGGTTTTTACCCATTCGTCTGCTTTCATTACTCTTGTTTCTACCTGTGGTTTTTTCAGGTTGCGGCTTGTGCTGTATCTCAAGCGGCTGGGCGCTTCCAGGTCCCGAAAGGTGAGCTTTGTTTCTTTGACCAGGTAGGCCGCAAGATCTTCAAACCCTCCGTCTGCATATAATACAGATGGGTACATTCCCCCTTTCCACAATGCCCTCATTTTCCCAAGCGCTCCTGGTATGTCGTTGACTACTATGTGGTGGTGTATCCTCTTCTGTTTGTATTCTGTCACTTTCACATACCGCAGTTCTTTTCCCTGCCTCCGGTACCATCTCTGCAGGTACAGTAAAAATTTTGACAGGTTGCCGGCTGCTTCTTTTGGTTCGGGCGGATCGCCGACATAGGTGAGGGTTATATGGTAGTCCCCTGGCTCAAAATTCAAAACCAAGGTCCTGCGAAGCTTCTTTGTGGTATTCCGCAGGTTTACTTTTTCCATGATTTCTTTTGTGGGCTTTTCCTTCTCTCCCCGCGGGATTCGCTTTCCCCATCTTCCAGAAAAAGTCTTTTCAACTTCTATTTGTGTTCCCAGGTCAATTCTGTGTTCTAAGTATGGCATCCTGCCTCCTAAAAGTATGTAACTATAATTCCTTTAACGAGGTATAAAAAGGGCGAATTGCCCTTGTTTTATTGACTTCTGCGCCACAAAATGCTATACTATAGATGGATTTTCTTGTGTGGCGTGAAGTCACTTGAGTTGATGCATACTGCTATATGTATCAACTCTTTTTTTGTATTAAGCCGAGATCTTCAAGGCATCTACGGTATGCTTCTTTCTTTTCATAGTCCATTTCTGTCTGATCCGGCATTTCTATATAGTTTTTCATTGTTTTGATAATCAATTCTTTTTCAACCATTACTACTTCCATCTTCCGTCTCCTTTATTGTCAGAGATTTCATGTTTCTATCTTCCATTTCCCTGTGTAATAATGACAGATAGTCAAGAGTGCTGTTCTTGTATCTTCTGGCGTCTCCCTGCGGTACTTCTGCCGCCTTTAATTCATAGTAAAATTTCTCGATCTGCTTAATTGTCAATTTTTTCATTGTTCTTCCCCCTTTCATTTGCCGGGAGGCACAAGGCTTGTCCTCCGCAGTTCGGGCATTTCGTCCTTGAAATGATGCAGTACTGCATATACCCACATCTGCACCTTAATATGTAAAATGGGCTTGTTACTGGTGTGTTGCTTCCCGGATATGTCTTTATTCTCTTTTGCATTCCCTTCCCTTTCTTATCCGGTATTTTTCTCTGCGTTTATCCAGCCATTCAAAATATGCCAGCATTGCCACGGTCAGGATCATGTAACCCCAGATAGTGCAAAACAACAGGCTTTGCAGTGTAATCTCTGTATGTTTGACAAGTGCTATGATCATAAGGCTGGTTGCTCCGCAGGATGTGGTTACTGATTGCAATGTCCTTTTCAAGCTTGTCCTCCTTTCACCGCTTACGCGGTTTTATCATCTGGTGATTCCAGAAGCTCACACTCGTACTTCTCCCCTGTTTGGTCTTCGAGTAGTGCCACCAGAATTTCTATGATCCTGTTCTCGTTATTGTCTTCCATGCCAACACCCCCTTTTTTAATCGTATGCGGTCCTGGTTGTACTTCTTACGTTGTCCTTTTTAAAACACTTTTCTATATCTTTTTTCTTTCGTATGCTTTAAAATTAAATTGCCATCGGTGAGTAAAAATTATGTCTGCCGGTAGTACTGAAAGAGGGTGTTTATATGCTTAAAAAATTTATTAAGCGCATGAAAACCCACCTGCACCACGGATATTAGCCCCAAACGCTAATGTCTTTGTTTACAGGCCTATCTTTTCGATAAGCGGGTCGCGTCCGTAGTAAACAAAAATACCTGTGAATCGTTAAGCTCAATAACGGGTGAGACCGTCTAGTCGGTATAAAAGTGGTTACCTTCTCCTATTCAGGTAAATGCGGTGAAAGTGTGCGGTAACGGTTGTATGTCTGAGCAGCTACAGCCGTTACTTTTTTGCATATAAACACTCTCTGCCAATACTATCGGCTTTTAAAATTACTCATGGCTGTGAATGATTATTTAAAGCCTCAAATTTTTGACTTTTTCAAAACAATTGTGCAATTATTTCTATGAGCACAATTAAAACAAGAACTATCGCGTTAAAGGTAAGTGTGAAGTTTTGACGTCTGTTTGACTGCTCTGCTCTTTCTTTTGCATGTTTGACTTGTTCTAACAGTGTCATGTTCTCATATCTATCTTTTTTTACTCATTTCCTTGCATTCCTCCTATCCTACTTTTTGCTCCTCTGACTCCAATTTCTTTGCAAGCTCTTCCCTGGCTTTTAACACCCTTGCGTTTGACATTAATATTTCTCTGTCTGGTACGGGAAGAAGTATAAGAATGTTTGTCATTTCTCCTATGTCTTCCTGCTGCTCTTTTGTAATCTGGAAATCTTTTAGCATATGTTCACCTTCTTTCGTGTATTGCTTACTTGTAATCATACATTAACATTTTTATGCTTACTTGTCAACATTTATTTACTATTATATTTTACTTTTTGTTGACATGTATGAATTGTTGAGTTATAGTAATTCCATGGAGGTGATTATTTGAACAATCGTATAAAGGAATTGAGAGATCTCTTGGGACTCAAGCAGGAAGATTTTGCTGAAGCAGTAAATTTGAAAAGAAATTCTATATCATTAATTGAATTGGGGAAAAGAAATGCTTCGGATCGTACTATAAAAGCCATTTGTTCCACATTTAACGTAAATGAAGAATGGCTTCGTCATGGATCAGGTGAAGTTTTTAAACCTGCTTGTAATAAATTGTCAGCATATTTATCTGAAATAGATTCTTGTGAGGATGAGTTTATTAAGTCATTTATAGAGGTTTATATGGAGTTGGATGAGTCTAGCAGATGTGTGCTAAAAAACACTGCCAAAAAAATGGCTGAAAAGTACATAAAAAAAGAGCAGAACTAGTCTGCTCCCTTCTCCTTATCGAATTTAAACTTTACGTAGGAATAAATGCTTATTAAAAAATCGGTTTTGTTAATAGCTTTCACCATTGCAATAATTAGTAGCTTTATTTTATCATTCGTCATAACTTATTCCTCCCTGTTTATATTCTATATGCATTACATATAAGTAAACGTTTGGGACGATTTTTTATGACGTGACTTAATCATTTGTCCTATTTTCAGGACACTTATTTAAATTCGGATTCAAATAGGTCCGTAATATGTATTTTGAATCCTGCTGCCAGTTGCTCCATGGTATCCATTCGGGGCATTTGCCCACACATTATACGGTGGATTGTGTCTCGGGGTACTCCGGTCATTATGGATGCTTGGCGTATTGTTATGTTCTTTTTGTACATGTAGTCTGCAAGTAGGATCTTCATAATACTACAATTTTACACCTATATTGTAGTAAAGTAATATGGTAATAATTGGAATTTAGGAGGATGAGTTATGGTAGCATTATATGATTTAACAATGGCTGCAATATCTTTAATAGCCTGTTGTTTGCCCGCTGTTTTAATGGCACTTATTATTGAAGCGATTTTAGATAGAACTGATAAATCATCTATAACTATATTCACTGCCATCGCTATTGCTTTTAGTCTATGTATTTGCCACTTAGTGCTTGATGTCTCTATCTTTCATTATTTTTTTACAGCTTTAATATCAGGATCTCTAAGTATTCTAATACTCCGAAATAAATATAATAAGTTCCCCGCTGTCCATAATCAGATTCTTTCTAATATTGAAACTGATTCAAAGTCATCAAATCAAATAGTTTCAGATTTTTCTTCTGATCCAAATCCTGATGAGCCTTCGAGCTCTTCCAGTGGCGGCTCCATAACTGAAAAGACAGTTTTGCCGGAACGGGCCGAATTTAATTCAGTTGTAAAGCATTCAACAGCCATTTATAAAATTATTATAGCCATACTTTCCATTTGTTTGTTCATTGTGATAGTATACGTGCTTTATCAGTCGGAAAATATTGATCTTGTTACTGCTATTTTGTCAATGTCGCTTACATCTGTTATTTACTTGTTTGTACCAATAATATTAATTGTGATAGGTAAGAAATTCTCGAATGCAAAATTGATCTTGGTTTCAATTGCCAACGGCACAATAATTTGGATTCTATTTTATTTTTGTTCCCTATTGTATGCGGGTATGCCCAATAGTGCTGCAACCTTTATTTGGTCAGTCGTTGGATATCTCCTGATGAGATGGAAAATACTGTCTTCTAAAGCTTCGAAACCTTCGGCTCCGAGTATAAAAAGACTCCAGGTTTTATCGCTGGTTCTAGCAATTATTGTTTCGTGTCTATTTTGGGTAATCGCATTTTTTTCTGTAGCTTATTATGTTTCTGAGCGCGAAGAAATGGGTACTTTTACCACTACGTATAAACCCGAAAAAAGAAGACTAATGGGAAAGAAAGAGTTTAAAAGAATTATGGATCATTTGCATAACACGCCTAAAACGAGCGATTTTATAGACTAGATCCAAATTATAATCTTTATGTAAGGGAGTTGTATTGTTATGGGATATTTGTTAATTATTACGTTTCTTTTTACCGCTATTATATATTTGTTTTTTCCCATTGTATTCATAATTATAGGAAAAAGATATATTCAATCGCGCCTTATATTGATAGCTATATTAAATGGTTTAATTGTTTATTTTATGTTCTATTTGTCAGGGCTTGGTGTTGCTGATCAACTTCCTAACTTTAATGCGGCAGTAATATGGTCCTTTGTTTCTTATTTTATCATGGATAAGTTTATTTCTATGCCTAAATATGCGCATGATGCCGAAAAATTCACCAAATCATCTATGGTTTCGAATTGTAGCGAAAAACGTTTTAGCATTTCAGCAATTTCTTTAGGCGTTTTAGTGTCCTTGTTATTCTGGTTAAATGTACGCCAGGGTTTTGGTTCTGCAAGTATGGAGGCAAACTATTCAAATAGCCTTTCCGAAGCGCAAACGGAATCATATGAAAAAGGTTTTGAAGAAGGTTATGGCGCTGGATATGAAGAAGCTCATTCAGATTCCGATTCTGAATACCAGAGCGGATATGACGAGGGCTACACTGACGCGCGCATTGAATTGCTTAAAAACTTTGTTCTAGAAAAAAACTATGAAATATGTTGGTGGGATTTTTCTGGAATGTATCACCGGGATGTCAGATGTAGTTATATAGATGGGATAGAGAACGTTGTCCCCGCTCTTAAGTCCGAAATGGAGGAATCCGGAATAAAGCCTTGTTTCCAATGCTATAAATAAAAACCGCCCCTGCGCCAACAGGAACGGTTCTCATAGACACAACCAGGGTATTTTTATACCCTTTCTTAAGTATACTCAAAAGAGGAGTGATGTTTTATGAAGCCTATTCGCTGTGCACTGTATGACCGCGTTTCCACAGATTTACAGGTGCAAACCGGTATTTCTCTGGAGACTCAGCTTTCCGATCTGTCTGAATATGCGACCTGTCACGGTTATGAAATCGTAGGTTGTTATTCGGACGAAGGGATAACGGCCAGGAAGAAAATGCAAAACCGCAAGGACTTTATGCGTCTGCTCGAAGATGTGAAACAGGATAAGATTGATCTCATACTTGTTACCAAACTGGACCGCTGGTTTCGTAATGTGCGGGACTATCATAATACACAGGCTATCCTTGAGGCCCATAATTGTAATTGGAAAACCATTTATGAAGATTACGATACTTCCACTGCTGACGGGCAGCTCAAGATCAATATTATGCTTGCGGTTGCGCAAAATGAGTGCGACCGGACCAGCGAACGTATAAAGGCGGTATTTGCGTATAAGGTTCGGAACAAGGAACATCTGAATGGAAAGCCTGGATATGGGTATGTGGCTGTTGATAAGAAGCTCCAGAAAGATCCTGAGAAAAGCCATATTGTTGATGAGATATTCCGGTATTACTTTACCTGCTACTCTAAGCGCAAGACTGTGTACCATATCTTAAATACCTTTGACGATCCGGCATTGACGGAGTACCGCATTAATTATATCCTGGGCAACGAACTGTATGCGGGGATAAGATACGGCATAGAGGGATATTGCCCGTCTTATATAACTCCTGACCAGCACCGATTGATCAAGAACGTAAGCTCTTCCAGGACATACGCCGGAAAGAATGAACCCTACTTATTTGGGCAGCTTATGAAGTGCCCGCATTGCGGGGCTAATATGGTTGGGTTTTACAAGTCCCACAAACTGAAAGACGGTGGAACCAATAAATATAAGCGTTACCGGTGTTCGAAGAAGTACCCTGACCGTTCGCATCCGGTCGGGGCGTGCATAAGCGAATCTGTCATAGAAGAATACATGCTTGAACGCGTCTATCCTGAATTGCAGGATAAAATTTACCGTTTAAACAAGGCTGCTGCCCAAAAAGCGGCAGTTAAAGATGAAACGCCTCAGATACGCGCAGAGCTTAACCGCCTTAACCTGCTCTTCCAAAAGGGCCGGATCTCTGAGAATTACTATGAAGAACAGTACAGTATTTTAGAGAGCCGCTTGAAGCTTGAGGCACAGAAGAACATGGCGGTTCCGGTTGAGAATTATAAGGCTTTGCAGAAGACCTTCTCTGGCAACTGGAAAAAGCTCTATCAAGAGCTGGATTGTGAACACAAGAGCAGGTTTTGGAAAAGCACCATAAGGGAAATATATATAGACAAAGACACTCACAAGATATGCGGTTTTGATTTCTTGATCTGATGTTTTTGTGGGTGTAGTAAGCAATAGTACACTGTAGAGTTCTATTAAATACTACACCCACTTTTTTATCCCCTGGCTTAAAGCCGGGATTTTTTATGCTTCTTTGATCCGGTACACACCCTTGACACATACTGGCAGCCAGCCGCTCTTTATTCTGATCCATTGTGTGCCATTCCAAGCCGTCTTGACCTCCAGAATCTCCACCTTTGTGCCTTTTTTGAGCTTGGCCTTGTTGCCGGCCAGCCTCTTGGACTTTTTCCGGGCTGAGGCCGACAGGTCCGTATACTTGGTGTATCCTGCCTGGTCATATTTGGTAGATACTCCTATGCGGATGTAGATGTCTGTGGTCAGCTTGACTTTTACGCCTTTTTTGAGCTTTGGCTTCTCAGCCCCATTATAATACTCCCGAACCCGTTTTTTGAACTGATTCCAAGTCCAGGACTCTTTAAACTTGTTGTTGTACACATATGGGTTGGGGCATATCTTGTTTACAATATCATAGTGCCTCAATACATTGGCAAGGGGGATATTAAGGTCTCTCATCAGTTTAGCCACAAGCCACGCACATGCCTCTTGTGTCTCCGTTGTAAACCACCAATGTTTGTCCTCCGCGCTTGCTTTGTTGCCTCCTGTGTTGTGGCAGCACATCTCTATGCTGATCGTATTGCTGTTGCAAGCCTTCGGATGCTTTTGCGTATAGCAATTGGCAGTCCCTACGGCCCAAGGGATAGCGTCATGGCTGCAACGCTGGTAGATCGTGCCGTCCCAATAGATGTAATAATGCGCTCCACATCCGTCACTGGCCAGATCGTGAGCCTGGCCGTCCACACCAAGGTAGTGGACAGCAATATATTTTTTCTGGTTGCCCCATGCTGGTACTTTGCTGGAGCTTACTGCGTTTTTTATTGAGTATCCCATTGTATCATCTCCTATTCTGCGAATACCCAGTCTTCTGCCAGCATATCCGCTTGACTTGCCAGCCACCCCATCTGTACGCCGCTGGTGCCAACAAAGGCAATGGCTTGATTTCCGATGTCATCATGTTCGGCATTGATTATCTCGCCTGACGGACTCGCATAACTGATATTCTTTGCCAGTTCAATGTATTGGTTCTTTCCATTCCATCCGCGCCTTTTTACCTTTAAGCCACGTTTCATTTGCTTGATAGCGTCACCAAAACTAAAAGCAGACTCCCCGCCCAGAACTGGCGTGTTGGTTTTATCAGCGATCATCCAATCGTCGGACAAGATATTTTTTATGGTATAGTCCACTCTCTGGGTTTCCCGGATGTCGAGGACAGGGCCTTGACCCTTATCTGTATCCTGCGGTCTGCAATGCATCGTAATGGTTAGATTATCCGCGTCCCACTCCCAGTATCCGCCCCAGCTCGGGAGCTTTACCTTTGCGCCATTTTTCATCAATTCAAATGCTTTTTCAAATTTTATTGTTCATTTTCCTTTCGGGGAGAACGATTACTCGCCCTCCGTATCATCCTGATTAATCAGCTTTTCTGTTACTGCTAGACCTTTTGTGAGTACTTTTGGCACCTTATACCCGCACTCCACCAGATTCTCGATTATACTGCGAACCTCGTTTACAAGTAAGCATGCCAGTGTAAACCATCCGACCATTGTTAAAAATGACAGGTCGATATGTAACAGGTCATTGCCCATTGCCACAAACACCCCGGACACCAAAAAGGCCACGGCTACGATCACCCAGTATCCCAGCTTTTTTAAAATCCCTTTCAGGCCCACGGCGCTTGACTCTTTCCCCAGCCTACGGGACTTGTACCAGCCTGTCAGCCAGTCAAATACGTTTAAAAGCAGGTATGCCGCAAAGATGTACCAAAACGTCCCAAATAGTGCCGTAAGCAGCGTTACGGCGGCTCCTGCGAGCAGATTATAAGTATCAACTACTTTGTTCACATTCATGTATCTATCCTCTCTTTCGATCTTTTTCTTACCTTACCATATTGTTCTCGTTTATTTCTCCCTGCTGTCTTCCCAGCGTTCAAAGTCTTCATCATCGTATAAATACTCTCCGTTAACTTTGATTTTCTCCAAGCGGCGTTTGATTTCAGTATTGCCGGACATTACCTGCTCTTTATATCTTCCGGACAGGCTGCTTTTGATAGAGGTTTTGATTTTCTTTTCCTCTTGTCCGCTATTCTTTTTAAATTCATACAGACCCTTTATTTCTTCGTTTGCTGCTGCAATGTCTCCGCTGTCAATATAATCTTTGATATTGGATGTATAGATTTTTGATGTGCTGCTGACAATGTATTCCTCATCTCCGCCGTTTTCTATAATGTCTTGCTTTAACTTTTCTCGATCCTCTTTACTACCTCCGTTCAGCGCGTCATAAAGCATTTTTATCCGGTCACTGTTTTTATTATTTGAGGTTCCGAGGCGCTTGTCCAAAATTGTCCCAAGAATTGCTTCTGCGTCCCTGGAAAAATTCTTTAGCGGTATTCCTGTTGCCATTGAAATTAGAGACATTGCGGCAATGGTTTTGTCCCAGTCGTTCTTTTTGTCTGATTTCATGGCCCTCCAGAATTTTTGAATCTGTTCAAAGACCGCCGTGTCCATCCTGCCCGCCGTGAAGATATTGCTTTCGTACTCATCTGCATATTCGCTCAGGCTTGATGCAAGCTCTTGATCTCCAAATTGTCTTGCGGCTGTTTCAGCCGTTCTGAGTCCGCTTAATACTACATATGGGTACACGTCCTTTATGAAGGGGAACAAATTAAGTGGATTGATGTTATCTTTCAAATTATTTTGGGCTGCTGTCTTCCATTTTTCGCCCCACTCTACGTATTCGTCATCGTCTCGGAATGCGTCCATGACTGCCGCCGCCGCTGATGTCATTGCGGCCGTAATGGCATATGCAGCGGCTGATCTGGCTATTTTCTTCTTGCTTCCAGATGTTATGGCACGTCTTAACATGTTAAAAGATTTTGACGGCTCCGCCATGAATGCTGTCTGCATTTTTGCCATAGCGCCGCTGTTCCTCATGTACTGGGTTTTGTTTAAAGTGGTGTCCACTACCTGCGTCTGGTCTATTACATCGTCAAATCGGTCTGACACCGCTTCTACAAATTCCGAGCTTCCTACTTTCAGATCCTTTCGTTTATCCTTTATTTCTGCCTTGCATGCGTTCCACAAAGCGCCCCAGGTTACATCATCGGCCCATCCCGCAGGCAGCATGGCTACATTTTTTACTTTGTCCGGCAATGCTGACTGCCCTGTGATCACTTCCTTCATGGATTTGCCCAGCATTGTCTCATAATATCCCCAGGATTTCCACAGCGCAATTGCAGAATTTTGTTTCGCTTCTCTGACTCCTCCCGGCGTTACGGCTCCCTGTGCAAGATATTTTGCGTCCATCACGGCCCACGCTCTTCCTATGGCCGTTGGCTGTTGAAGCACTACCCGGATATTCGCCGCTACGGCTGCCGCCTTGTAATTTCCCATGATTTTTTCTCCAAGAACGTCCTTCTCTGTCTTCCGCTTTCCGTTTATATCCTGGATCAGCTTCACAAAATATTCTTTGCTTTCTTTTCCATAAACCCGTTCGATCTCCCCCTTCACTGTTTCATGGATGCTGCTGTCTTGATTTCTTGACGCATAATTGTACCATTTCATAGCATCCGACAGGGGGGCGGCATATCCGTGGTACTCTGCCATTTCTTTTGCATGTCTCGTATACACGTCAAATATATCGTCAATAAAAATGGCATTGTTCGCGCCCTTTACTAATGATTTTGTCATGCCTCTGTTTCTGATGGCGTATAATGAGGTTTGCTCCACGGTCTTGTCATTTGTTATCACCTGGTTTTCGTCTGTTTTTATGGGGAAATAATTTGGATCTTTGAATTTTTCGTATCCATAAAGCTTCATGGAGGTTTCGTTTCCCCATTTCGCGCATTCATTGGCAAGGAACTTCTGAAGCCCTTTAGCAAATTCTTTTTCCTGCGTTGTCAATGTGTCTGTAATCTGCGCTATTTGTTCTCCTCTTAGTCTTATTACTTTGGAGCTTTTCACTACCCGGGACATTCCAAATATCTTTTTCCCTCCGGTTTCTTGCATTTTTACTTCACGGATTCGGATACCTCCCGTTTCGATATGATGTCTGGCCTGCGGGCGTAGCATGGAGACATACAGGCTCATGATCTGCGCCTTTGTCATTTCAAACTCCCGCTCTCCAAATCGGAATTTCTGCCCTTCGGCATGATTTCCCGTCCATTTGCTGAGTTGTTTTTGGGATATTTTCAGGGATTGGTATAATTTCTTTGTATATTCCTGCGCCTGATGAATATCCCATATCATTTTGTTTTCTCCCTTGCGGATCTCTTTTCTAATTGACATTCCGGCTTCACCGAACTGTTCGAAAAAGCTCCATGAGTCTAACATGTCGACATTCAGCATCTTTTTTACTTTTCCTAAAGACTTCAGATCCGATTTTTTCTTTAGTGTTTCCATTGTACTCTCTGCGCATTTCGCGACGCTCTCGAACCTATGGTTGGCAATCAATTTATTGATTTGTGTGACGCCCCTCTTGACTCCCGTTAAGGCATCGTTTAATTGCTTTAGATCGTTCGTGTTCATCTCCGAAAGATTTTTGATCCCCTTATTTTTTCTGATCAGTTCCTCCAGGGTGGAAATCGCATCGTTATCAATATCAATCCACGATCCGCTGAACTTGTCTGATTCCTGTGCTGTTTTAATCTGCGAAAGCTCATCTTTCAGATTTTTCATGACCTGTTCCAGATCCAGGTTTGTGCGGCTGTCAATTTTTGCCCTGGCGTTTGTGAAGTCTATTTGTGTGACAAATTCTAAAATGCTCTTCCGCAGCGGCTCCGGCACATGGGCTTTGTCGGTAGGGCTGATGAGCCATTTACTTAATTCCATTCCCGTTTTCTTTATGCTTTGCCTCAGCTTTGTGGACCGTTTTCCCTCCTCCCTGGCTTTTCTTGCCTCTGTGTATGCCGCTCTTTGCTGTGCCAGTGCCTTTGCCACTTTTCCTTGGTTGCCCTGGTATTTCTCCTGCATTTGTTTTAGCTGGGCTTCATATTTTTTCTGGTACTCTTTGCGGATATTCTGTTTCTTTGTCCGGTATTCCGCCTGCAGCTTGTTCAGCCGGTTTCGTTCTCGTTCCACGCTGGTTTTAATTGGCTTGATGTTGAAATAGGTATCGTACAGTTCATAAGACAGGTCCATTTGCGCCTCTTCCATATTCATTCCGTATGGATTCTCGTAAAACGGCTTTGTCTGCTGCATGACGTCACTAATCTGAAGAAGTTGATCTCCTGTATTTGATATTTCTGTCTCATTAAACAATTCCGGGTACAGTCCGGCCAATTCTTGGTAGTATGTGTCAATATCAATACCCTCTGTCGTTGACAGTTTTAAGGACCCCATATTTCGTTTTCTGAAATTGTTGTACCCTTCTGTATATTCCACCTCACTTTTCGCCTGCTCACTTACCTTTATTTTTGTGGTTCGAATATTTTTTCTGAGGTCACTATACTGTTCCGACAAAGCGGTGTTCATTTTTCCGGATTTTGTCAGGATCTCTTTCGCAAGCCCGGATGTAATCTGCATCACTTCGTCACCGGACACGTATGGAGAGTTCGCTATATAGTCCCAAAGCTTTGTTAATGTATCCATAAACTGTGGCTTTGAATAAGAGCTTTCATATTTCTTTAAAATGTCTTTTGCGGTTATTTCAATGGCTTTGTGATCCGGTTCTATGTTTCGGTACTCTTTGAGCCGTTTTTCTAATAACGCAATCATTTCCTGCTGGTTTTTGTTTTCTCTTATGTAGCCCTCCATTGCCAGAGAATCTTCTTTCAGGGAATACAATTTCCTATTGAAATTTTGCTCATCATGATTTATACTATTTTTAGAACCAGATTGGATGTTGACGACCGGCAATTGGAGCCTAGTATGCTTCATCCAATTTTTGGTTCTATTTTTATCTGGATCAATATAAAGTGTTTCACTCGTGGCAATTAATTTTTGTGGCGATGTGTCCTTGCCATATGCGCTTGCGATTTTTATTTCATCTAAGGCTACCCCATCCTTATTGGTTGGGTTCAGTTCTAATATTGCAAGGACTGGAACATCGTGATCGTCATAAATTTCTCCGAACATTGTAATTCTCTCGCTTTTTGTTTTTGACCGCATTACAATAACAGGAGATTCCAATATATACGGGACTTGTTTAATTACATCATCCGTCATTTCTGGATGTTCTCTCTTTATTTTTATAAGTTTTGATGAATCCCAAAAAATTTTTTTATCCGGTACTCCGAGATTTTTTAATATTTTAGATGTTCTTCCCACTTCAAATGACTCATTCCGAGATTTCCCGTCCCATGCATCATATTCTTTATTAAACTCAGGGTTTATCTGATACTGTTTGTAATTATTCCTTTTCCCTTCTTTCCCTGCCGCATCTGCCAATGCTTCCATCCAGAGTTTTTCTGCATGCTGCGCTACTTCCAGGTTCTCATTAAGCATAATCGCTTCGGGAGATTTCGGTTGTACGTCACGCATCATGGTTTTGATCTTTGTAATAAGACTTCTGACAAAATCAAGAATCTTTTCAGCCAGAGTTCTATTTTCTTTGCAGAGTTTTTCTATGGCTGCCTCGTCCGTCATAAAAAGTTCCGTGGCGTTTGCCACTAATTCGTCCATGGCCTGCTCTTTGGTAAGCGTTATTCCTTCGCTTTCATACTCTGCAATTCTTTTTTCAATTAAATCATCGGTGGTGGTATTGTACTGCTCTTTATAATGTTGCATGACAAAATCACGGTAATCACTATATAAATCCGAGTTCTGCTGTATGTAATGCGTTAGTTCGTGATTTGTCACCACATTAAGCGCGTTCTCTGCGTCTGCCGCAAGGTGAATGTTCCCTTCTCCATCATAGTACCCGTTGACTTTCCCATTTTCTATGGAGTCTTCCACGATAATATTCGCGCCAGATACTTTTCCGTATAAATTTAACACCTGCTGCATTTCTTCGGAAAGCTTTGCGGACGATTCGCTTTTTACCAGGCCTCCTGTTTTCGATGCGGGGGTTTTCTTTGTTGTTGCGTTTAGAGATGTTTTCCTGTCATTCTGCCCCGCAAAATAGGCTTGGCGAAGCGTTGTCTCAGGCATAAGGCTGGCGGCTACGCTGTGAACTTTTTCGAACGGCAGATCAACCAGAGCTGCATTGTAATATGCATTATATCCTTTCAGGTATATCCCGGCATCTGCGCCGGAAACATAGTTGGCTACTATGTTTTTGGCCCCACTTTGTCCAAGTGTTGCTGCCTGCTGGTAGACGGTCTGCATTCCCTCGTCTTCCAGTGTAACCTGATCGGCTGGTACTTTCTCAATTCCATTGTTGGTTTCTATTACAGCTAGTGTATTGTTCTCGCTTTTTTCAATCCCTCTTACGACTGTTTCCTGATTGTTTATGTATGCTTTATCTGATCTGGTGTATTTTGCAGGCGTTGTCTCTTGGCTTGTTATCGCCTCATTTACCCCTTTTTGGCCCTCCGGTGATAAATTGTAAACCTCTCCCGTTTGGGGGCTGTTTTCCCGTGGTGTGGCTTCTCTGGCGGCTATCTCTGCGGCTCTGTCTATGCTTGTTCTGGCCTCTGCGGCAGGAGTTTCTAATGTGTGTTGTGTTTCAGGTGCGTTTTGTATTTGTGTCGATGTCGGTACATTTTTTTCAATGGCATTTTCAACAAAGTTTTTCTGCTCATTTTGTGCAATTTGTTCATTTCCCACTGGCACTTGATCGGCAATTGGGGGGCTTTCCAGATTTTGGGCTTCTCCCGGGTTTTGTGTGGTTTCCTGCCGCTCATCCTGGGTGTTATACCGCACACTTGCAATTGCGTCCTCTGTGCTGCTGTACAATTGTCCTATATTAACTGGGGTTTCTTTTATTTTCCCCTGCCGGATCTGGTCAGCCATTTTATATGCTTCTGTGTCCTGGTCCATAGACAAGGCGGTGTCAATCAGGCTTTGAGATCCATCTATCCCCTGAATCGCCTTGCCGGTTCTGTTCTGTGCTGCTGTATTTGCAATTGTCCCTGGCCCTTCCAGCATTCCGGCAGACAATGCCCCCATGATCCCGCTGTATAGTGCGTCCGCTGTAAACGGCTTAAATTCGTTGTTTTCGTCAAAGGCTACGTTTCTGACAACTGGCTCAAGAATCTCCTGCAGATACTCCTCTCCACCCTCGGAGAGCATGTTGCCGCCTAGTTCTATGGCTGCTCTGCCTGCTGCGCTTTGGATGTTCTTTGTTGCCTGCTGCAGCAAACTCCCAGATACTTTTCCTCCCAGTTTCCCTATTCCTCCCAGGGCGTATTGCAAGCCTCCCTCCAGTGCTCCGATCATGATAGAGTAAGCCTGCGCTTGATTCTTGTCGTATCCTTCCTGAATCGCCTGCTTGTATGCGTTTCCTTTGGCCGCTACCGACATGGAGCCAGTTCCTACCAAAGCGCCGAGGCCCGCCCCTCCTATGCCTCCGGTTACGGCGCTTGCAGCTATAGAGGGGGCCATGTTGAATATTGTTGTGCCCAAATCATATGCGCCTTGTCCTACGTCGTATCCCGCTATATTAATCGTGTCAATACTTTCTCTGACCTTTTGGGAGCCATATTGATATTTTGAGGTGGGCAGTTCTTCTTCTGTAAATGCCTGCTTGATGCCACTTGCGAACTGGTTAGTTCCGGCAATTGCAGTATACATGGCTTTGCCTGCTGCTCCGTCTTTAATATATTCATTTGCTATTTTGTTCCCTTCTCTTTGATTCAGGGTTTCTCTGATATATTCTTGAAATGACTCTGCTGCCTCTATGCCTTCTGTTTTCTTTAGATAGTTATACGTTTGCGCCTCATCATCCGTCATATACGGAGATCCTACTTCGCTTTCGATATCCCGCACCTGCTGTTCCAGGGCTTTTCTTTTTTCATCCAGTTTTGCGCTTTTTAAACGCCCTTCCGGAGAGCCGTCAAAAATATTATTTTTTTCAACTTCGCTCGCTATGTCTTTGATCTTGTATCTCAGGTTTTTTGCATATTCCTTTTTTCTTGAGATTTCCGTGTCTTTTTGTTTTTGTGCTTCAGTATATTTTTGGGCATACTCCTGTCCTCTTTTTGACTTATATTCTTTTTCGGTATCTTCAATTTCCCGCTCTAGCCTTTTTGATGTTTCATAGTTATCTTTAAAATTTCCTATCTTGTCAAAAATTGATCCGGTTAAATTATTTTTTTCTCTCTCAGCTTTTAACTTCCCTATCTTTTGCCCGAGTTCTTCCGATGTCGTGTTTTCCCTTTGTCTTGCCTTAAAATATGCCTCTTCATAAGCGGTATGTTGTCTTTTATCTCTTGCCCTGGTCTTAACAGGTTCGCCGGCTCGAGCTTTTGTCGAGCGTATTAACCTGTTAAATTCTTCCCGTCCTACTCCCCTTCCTGTGTTATCATTATCATTTTTATGAATCCCTGGAACTTTTTTCGCCTTTGTACCTGCGTCCTGCCTCATCAACAGTTCGAACTCTCTTCTTGATAGCCCTCTTCCCATTCCTAATCTCCTTTATTTTCCAAGGCTGTTTCTATATTTCATCAATTCCGCTGCTGCTGCTTTGGTAATTTTATTTCCGGATAATAGTCCTCGTATGTATTCTGCAGCTTGTTGTCTTGTCATTTTACTTATATTGTTTTGATATGTCTTTACCGTGTTGTTGCTCATGGGGAGATATCCGGCTTTAGTGGGGTATGACCCACCTTTATTTGCCTGAACAGTTGTCTTCTCTTCTGAAGTTCCATTTTCCCCTCTGGAGTTCATTGCATCGTACCTGTATGCAAGGTCTGCTGCATCGCTTTGCTGTTGGTAAGCAAATTCCGCTGCCCAGTTTGCCTGCTGCTGCGCATCTCTCTGCTGCTGATATGCATATTCCGCTGCCCAATTCGCCTGCTGCTGTGCATCATAATCTTTTTGATATCCGTATGCCCTGTCTGTATTCCACTGCGATAGCTTGTCTGAATATTTCCCGTAATCAAAATTTCTCTCGTCCTGGTAAAGTCCTGTTGCGTAGTTACGGTCGGTATTGTACTGATTCCATTTGTCTTGATACTTTCCATAGTCAAAGTTTCTCTCGTTCTGATACAGGTCTGTTTTGTAATCTCTATCCGTATACCAATCGTTTACTGTGTCTCTATATCTCGAATATCCTACATCATCCACGGACTGCAATGCTCCCAATTGGTTATACATATTGGCTCCCTGGTCGCGGTATTTCTGATAGGATATTTGGTACAGATCCAGTGCCTTGTCGTTGAGCTGTCCCAAATAGCCTTGATATGCCTGGCTTCCTGCCGTGGATGCGTAGGAATTTCCATAACCTCCTGTCATTGCTGCGGCATTTCCCATGACATCTTTCATGGCCTGCTGCCCTTGCTGCGTATATTGCTGTTTGTACTGCTGGTAGAGAGGATCAGCATTCATATCATAGGAGAAGTCTTCTCTATTCAGGATGTTATTCAGGACGTTATCTATTTGCCCTGAATATTTTGACTGGTATGCACCCGGTTTTGTTGCCTCGAATCCCTTCATTTCATTGTACAAATCTGTAACTCTCGAAGATTCAGAGTATTCGCCTGGCTTCTTGGCACTTACTTTTTTCATGTTTTTATACAGTTTTTTAACTTTTGAAGACTGTTTATACTTCGGTTGATTCGTCTCGTAGCTCGCCATGGTCGCTGTCCTCCTCTTGCACTTTTTCTTGCAATTTTACTACCATTTCCCGTGTTTTTGCATCTTTGATATCGTTTAGTACGCCCTCTACAATCAATTCAATTATGTACATTGGTAACCCTTTTGCTCTTAAATTCACGACTTCTTCTGACAATTTGATTTTGGCTTCTTCTATCAGTTTTTCTATAACCATTATCCTTCTACCCAAACCTTCCCTAAATGATCAATTACTTTCCAACTGCTGCTCTGGCTCGTTCTTTCTTCAATAGTGATTCCGTCTGCACCGATTGTCGTACGGAATCTCGGATAGCCTTCTGCGCTGGTTAGCTTAACCACTCCTTTTAATATGCTTGTGTATGTATCCGATCCGGCGCGGCCCATTCTTATTTCTGCTTCTCCGGTCAGATTCACTAATTTAATAAACTCACTTGTCGAATCATGTCTGATCAAAATTTGTTCTTCCGTTATCTGCGTATACGCATTGCTGTATTGACCATTTTGCAAGCCTCTGATCTTAATTCCATTGGTCCCGTCCACCGTTAAATCTTTTGATTTTCCCGCCTTTGTTTCCGCTCCAAGTTCCAGTCTCCCCGGCCTTATGGCGCAAATAGTCCCTTCTGAAGTGTCTCTTACTCTGATTTCGTCTGCAAATGTTATTCCGTTTAAATTTATTTTGCTGGCCTGTATGGTTATCTGTTCGGCGCTTTGATTGATTTTTGATATGATCTCATCGTTCCCTACTTTTTTCGACACCGTAAGATTGATTGCATTGATTGTCTGGTCGATGCTACTCTTCATTTTAGCCACTTCGTCATCTGTGGCGTATGTCCCGGAAACTTCTAGGAGAATATTGTCTGCGGTCTGTTGTATTTTGGATTCTAGTTCATCTTTTCCCACATAGGTCTGTGATACCTGCAGTAGTATGCTGTTTGCTTTCTGTTCAATCTTCGAAGACACTTCTCCAGCTTCTGCGTAGGTTTCCGACACTTCCAGAAGGATCTTTTCTGCGGTTTGCTGAATTTTTGACTCCATTACTTCGTTCGTTGTAAACTCCTTGCTGACCTTTAGCAAAATTTCATCTGCCGACTGGCTGATCTCTGATGTGACATAACCGTCCGTCACCAGGCTGTTCCATCTTTCATTCGTTTCTTCCGTGAAGTTCTCTTCCGGCTCCAGATTGGCAAGGGTAAATTGTAGCTGCTTTGTGAGCAGTGCCATGTAGCTTTTTAATTCCTTGATTTCCTTTTCCTTCGAAAAGTCTGTTCCGCTGATGTCAGGAAGTGAGAAATTTATTCCTCCCAATCCGCTCATAGTTCGCTTCCCCCTTCCACAGTCTTTGCCAATGCGAATATGCGGCAGATTCCTTGTCCCTTAAATCTGAGTTTCAATATGTCGCATCTTTGGGGCATAATTGGAATCGTAAATGGTTTATTTATTGGTGATGTCAGGCTGCAAATTTTCTCCCACTGATTCTTTCTGTCATAGTCCAGCCACACTTCCAGGGATGCATTTTCTTCCAGCTCTGCACGGAACTGAAATTTCCCTATGTATTTATGCTCCATGGAACTTTCATCGAACTTTGTAAACTCTGCCATCCATTCCAGCGTTTCTTCTTCATTCATCTGCATGTCTGAGTTTATGTTCATGCATTTGATATTGTTGTCTTCTGCGTCAATGTAGTACAAATTTCCGTTAAGGTTCGCAAAGTAAGATGCATGTGTATTGTCTTCTTTGTGCCAAAGTCCGGAGCTTTCATCAAATACGAACATGGTCCATCCTGTTTCATTTTGCATGGATATGTAATACTTATTTCCTGCTGCTCCAGCGGCCGCGTTTCGATATTTCGTTTTACCCAGGGCATATGACACGCTTGACGGTGTGCTGCCCTGATACATGCAGACATCGTGCCAGGACTTGTAGTACAATGTTTCATTCACGATTACCAGGGATTTTTCACTTCCCTTTTCTACTCCCCTTAATGTTGTGTTCGTAATCTGATAGTTCGCCGGTTTCGATCCATAAATCGCATGGACGCAATTTTCTTTAAAGAACAGGATATATCCCAGGTGCGTCACCGCTCCTGTAAAATCCCCGTCTGACCCCACCGTTGCAGCGTAACTGTCCGTGCTTATTCCCTCATAGGCGTTCCAACTTTTGGGATCTCCGAGTTTGCACGCGTATATCTCATGATTTTGGCTGCTGCATCCCCATAAACGGTTTTCTGACTCCGTGATATAGTCCATGTCCGGGACTATGGTTTTTATTGATCCTGTCCCTGTAAACGAACTGAATTTTGCGTCCGCTCCTGTGTTTTCATCCATGAACATCAATTTCTTTTCTTCTATCGCTACCAACAGGTACTTTCCCTGGTTTGTGCCGCATGCAATCTCCAGACGGTCCCCCGCTGTAAATTCTTCCGGAGTGGTTGTGCATGTGATCGTGTTATCAACGACCGTCACAATTTCGCGTTTTTCCTTGATCAAGCTTTCGAATGTATTGTCATAGGTGTTGTAGATTTTTTTGTCCGGGAAGATAACCAAGTAGGCTCCCATGGACGCAAACTGTTTCGGAGAGTCCTCTACTGTACCGACTTTTATTCCTCCGTAGTAGAACTCTGTTCCATCCACCCATGCCAGCTTCTCTTTGGCAAATAGGCCGTTTGGTTTTGACAAGTGCTTTACGATCCCTCTTTTACCTCTTGTTGACAGTACTGGATAGTAGTCGCCTGTCATATTTTTCATGTCCCAAAATTCACCGTCCCCGGCATACAGATTGTGGTTGTAGCCTTTGAACTCTACTAACTGTGCTTTTCCTTTTGCGATTTCGTTTAGTATTGGCAGTTCCATGTGCGCCTCCTTACACTACGATGAGCTGGATCTCCACACCTTCTTCCTGGGAAGAGTCAGCTTCCGGCAGTATATACAATGTATTTGCTGCTGTTTTTTCATAGTCGAAGCGCTCTCCGATCATAACCGTTTGGAAGGTATCTGGCCTGATCAGCACGCTTGTGTCTTTGCTGACTGGCGTAGAAAAGCCAGCGTATATATTCGCCTGCGTGAAATTCTTTACGATAAACTTATTTCCAAGCCGTTCAAATTTAACTGTTACTTCTACTCCCGCTGTTGTTCCCACTCTTTGGATACTCAAGTTGACCTTGTTCTGCTCTTTTAGACTGGTTGTAACCGTGAACGGGCTTTGAATCGGCATGTGATTCCTTCTGTACCACGCCTGATAATCTGCATATGTGTAGTTGAAAAGCGTGGCGGAATTATTGTACCTGTCCAATTCCGAGTTGTATAAATCAATTTGGCTGAAAAGAAATTTTATGTATAGGCTACTGTATGGCTCCTGGACCAAAAGCGCTGCCTCTTCTCCTGGCTGATACGGCTGAAATGCAAAGTCTTCAAATCCTTCGTGCCTAGTTATAATCTCGTCTACAATTCTCTGCTCAAGTTCATTGATCCATTCCACTTTTGTTTCTTCATCGTATTGATTCGGCTTAAATTTGTCGCATTTGTCTATTGCTTCTTGGAGCTTCATTTTATCCCTCCCCTGCCAGCGATACGTTCCCGCTTTTTATCAGGATTTCCTTTACCCGCTCTTTTAATAATTGTGGCACCTGATCATATCGTTTTTTTCTTGCTATGATCTGCTGTGCCCATAGGTTTGCTATCAAATTGTTCCCTCCTCTGAATAAACCACCTGGCTCATTTCAAGTATGCATTCCGTCAGCATGTCATTGCTTTCCTGCAGCGTCACCACCCTGTCCTGCATAACTGCTATGGTATCCAAAAGCTTTTTGGCATCCTCGTAGGTGATTTTACCTTCTGGATCGGGGATGATCTCAATGGGTGGCACTTCTGGCTCCACGGGGATTTCGGGGGTTAGGATGTCTATTTCTGTGTAGTTCTCCGGACTATCATCCTTGGCAAGCACCAGGGAGCTATAGCGCTCCCCGGTTTCGTCCCCAACTTTTACGATTACTTTATTCTCATCTGGGTATAGCCAGGTGAGGTTGTATTTTTGTTCTGTACGCATGTGATCCCTCCTTTACCATCCCGCGTTTGCAATAGTCCAGTTCTTTGCCGCCAGAGATGTTAACATTTCTTCCGTAAACAGCTCAAATGTTGATTTCCTTACCGTCAGCGTTACTGGACTGCTTAAAGATGCCGCATGTTCTACAAAGCTTTGCACAGACTCAAGGTCTAATACGGCTCCAAATGGAGTGCCATAGATAAAATATTTACCGATTGTGCCGCCAAAAATTACATGCGTTAAGTTTGTAATTGCGCCGTTAAATGTTGATGAGTTTGTGGGCTGATCGGAACTTCCATTTGTCCAGGCATATGACCAATCAAGATATTCAATTGACTGCAGTTTGCCACAGGCTAAAAATGTCTGGAATATATTTTTGCAGTTTGACAATTCCATTCTTCCTACTATTTCAAGGGTTGTACATCCATTAAATGTTTCTCTCGCGTTCTCCACTAAAGGCATATTTAGCCCTGAAACATTAGTTAATTTTGTGCAATTATAGAACATACGATACGCAGATTTTGAAACAGGAAAACTTACATTATTTACACTTTCTACGCCTGATGATTGGAATGCACTAATAGCATTATCAGTCAGTTCGAATGTTATATTTTCTAAATTTTTTATACCGGTTGATGCAAATGTGTATTCTATGCTTATTGCATATTTTGCTACTTTTTCAGGAACGCTTGTTAATAATTTGCATCCGTTAAAAGCGTTTTTAAAATCATATCCTCCTGATTCAGGAACTTTTAAAGTATCCATAATAGTTTGAATATTATCGTTGGGTAGCGCGGCACATCCTCCAAACAATCCATCGGGCCTCTGTGTTCCGATTGTTTGATTCGGAACAGCGCTCGCTAAAGATAGTCCCTCTATATTTTCCAATTTGGAACATCCATTAAACGGTTGTAAAATATCTCTTGCCTTTGCGGTACTACCAAATTTCACTGACTGCACATTGCGTGTACTATAAAAAGCATATATAATACTTGTGATCTCTGTAGAATCAATCTCAAAACTTGTTATGTTGGTTTCCCTCATAACATTTGTAAGATGAGTGGCTTGAGGAGCGCTTATAACAATGTCCCCTGTGAGCGCGGTTGCATACGAACACATGTCTATAAACTTTATTCCTTTTCTATAGTCTAAATCAGGGAACTTTCTTAAGTTTTTCCAGTAGGAAAACATGCTACTAAAATCCGTAACCTCGGAGGTGTCCCATTCTAATTCATCCAGGTTTTCCATCGGAGGATATGCGGTTGCGGTTGCTGTGCACCATATCTTTGCATTGTCTGTTGACGTTAAACGTCCCTTTACATTTGCCGTAACTGGAAGCGAAAATCTTTTTGTTGTACCCGCATTGGACTCGCGGAATAAATACTTGTCATTGTCCATCTGCAAAAAGTCGCAGTTGATTATCACAGTGCTTAGATCGTATCCGGTTACATTTAAAAATTCTGTGATCCTAAAACTGGACAGATCCAGCGCATTATCATTTCCGACCGGAGTTCCGTCAATGCTTATCGCGGAACTATATTCCCCGTCTATTTTTACTGCCTCGCCTCCGAATGGACCCGTATCCGGGTCTATAAGCGTATACCATCCCTGATTTGGCATATAGGAGTCTTTGTATAAAAATAACCCCTTTAATGTAGACGGCACGTTTATACGATTTACATTTACGGCTCCCCACATGCGCAATGTCTTTATCACTCCAAACCCGGCTGTATCAATATCATGCTGCTCTGTAAACCCAAGACGGTTTAATGTTAAATTGTCTATTGTACATCCGGTTATTTCGAATTCTTTTACTGAGCATTCCTTGGAGGCGCTACCAATAAAAGTAGTATAGACACCGTGGATGGATACGTTCTTTAGGATAAAGCTATTCATTCTCCTTGTGCCGTTTTGTTCGTTGTTTACAATCAGGTATCCTTCTCGATCCAAACCGCCAATGTTTTCTATGCGCAACGCGTCCGCTAAAATCCGTACAGTATAATGGTCATATGTATATTGCCTCCCGGTTTTTAAAAACAGTTGTATGCAGTCTTTGATATAAAATTCTGAGTAAACCGCATTTCTGTTTAAAATTAGAGTCTGTAATAATGGCATTTTTTCCAAATGCAGCAATGACAGTGTTGTTATATCAAGGTATAGTTCTTTTAGGTTGCACCCGCCAATCGGAAATGATATATTGGTCAGTTTTGTTGCGTTTAAGTTAACATATTCCAAGTTGTTAAGCACGGACAGATCCAAAACGCCTGATAAAGACGTGCACTTGTTAAAATTGATGTGGCTTAAAAATGTATTCGCGCTATTGAGCCTCACATCAGCCAACAATGGAGAGTTCTCACATACAACTTCCGTCAATCCAGACGCCTCCACCAGATTAAGCACGGACGGATTTAAATTTGACAGCCCGTCAATCTTTTTAATCTGTTTGGCATTATAAATGATAACCTCCTGATCTGTGGCTGTTGTTAAAGTGCCGCTAAATTTGGTTGACTTCATCCGCCCGTTTTCGTCCCTGCCTATTTTAAGGCGTTGCTCCACGCCGTTACGCCACTTGACTCTAAGGTACTGAGGACTATAGGTCAGGATATCCAGGCTTACCGTTGCTGCTTTGTTGGCCCGGATCGTGATGGATGATGATGTGTCCGCCTCGTATCCGTAGATGGTGTCAAGGTACAGTAAGCGCTCTGTGATCCACTTTTTCATATGCTCATAGCGGCGGCCATGAAGCATAAAGAGGTAGTCATTTTTAAACTGGATGTACTTGGCCTCCATGTCTTTGTTGTACTGAGACTCTCCGATCACGGCTACCTGCTGGTCATACCAGTATTTTAAAATGGTCGGTACAGAGTATTTGCCGGACATGCGCATAGACTTATACATCTCTGCAAGCTCCGATGCAAAACAGGTCTGGAGCATGACAAAGAGTTTGGAGTTGCTGGTGTTGTACACGCCCTCCACCACGTCACAATCGCTGTAAAATTCCAGGTATCCGGTGTTGTCAAGGCCAAGCTGGGTATCCATGTCGTAAAAGGTGGGATACCATATAAGGCCATCCCAGGTGCAGAGCATCATATTCTTTCCGAGGTTGTCGACCATGCCGAAGAGATGGGCCTGCAGGAAGTATTTCATGAGATATTCCCGGTTAAAATACTGGTCAAGCTCCGCCTTAAAGGTTGTCTCGTCACTGTTTTTTACCCAGGACACCATGCGTTTCAGCGTGGCGTATTTTTCCGTCAACTGATCCGCTGTCAAGTCATCCTCATCCGGATATGTTACTTCAAAATCTTCCCGGATCGATAAATCTGAGTCATCCCGGAATGCTCCCGCTGATGTGTCGGAGTTACTGGATACCTCAAATTTGCAGCAATTTTCAAAGCCGGTGATTGTATTGTCCATACCGTAGGTATCATTGCAAGCCTTGTCCAGGTTAAAGTTAAATACCCCCATATATACCGGGGCACTGACCGAATCCTTTGCAATGTACAACTGGATCGGGAACCCGTCTATGGTCGTACGGCAGCGTTCGTCCAGTTTTTGCGCCGGAGTCTGCTCATTGTACAACTCATGATGTATAAATTTCGCCATGCCCGTGTTGTTGGCATGGGAACTCTCCATGTAGTCCGCCTTTAGACAGAATGTGTCCTCCAGAATGCCGCCGAATGGGCTGTATTTGTATTTTGCCCCGCCCTGGTTGCGTAACCGGATCTTATAGTTTTTAACCGCGTATTGTAAGGATGACGTACCCTGCCAGCTTACCGGGCAGTCTGTAAGATCAAAGGACTCACCATATTTTGTGCTGTCCGGGGATATGTATTTGATCCGCAAAGGCACCTTATTGTCCTTGGTCATTGCAGAGGTATCCCCGTAAAAGTACATGGTGGGCATGTTGTTTTTGTAGTTGATGTTATATTTTTCTTCCTGTGCGTCCAGATCCGGGATGTCTGACACAAGGTTCTGCACGATTTCCTCAGACTCCAAAGCGCGGGCATACACCCGGATACTGTAGATCTCACAGCTCCCAAATATATCAGGCTGCCACACGCCGTTTACGTTTCCCAGGGTGGTGTTTAGGTAGATCTTACTGGTATTGTAAAAGTCTTCCGAAGCTCCCATAATAAACGCCTCTGTAAGCACGCCGTTGTTGTAGATCTTAGCAAGCTTGTTATCCCTGTCAATCACAAAGGTAGCCCTGGACATCTCCTCCTCTGCAATGTCGGATTTGATCTTGCTGGTGCCGCTGTTTAAATACATCTGCATCGTATCCACGGCAAAGCCCTTGTTGTTGCTATCAGATCCACGCATGTCCAGCACACACGCCTCCTGATTGCCGACATCCCGCGTACAGAATTTAATATCTACCGTCACGCCGTAGGGGGCATTATCTTTAAGCGCCTGCAGGTCGATCTCCGCATAAGCACCGCCGTTAAGCTTCAGCGCCCCATCAATCCACCCATTTGATCCATAGTTTAGATTGTACAGCGTAACCGGGGTGTCATTGCCTGACTTGTCCTCCCATGTATCCCGGTCCATGTCTTGGTTGGTTTTATTGGACGCGTCAAACCAGCATAACAGGGATGCATCCACCACTGGATCAAGCGGGGTATAGCTGCTGCTGTTGACCTGCAGCGTCCAGGATAGTTCCGCACTTTTTGTTCCGTCCAGGGTGGTGACTACTACCTTTAAGGTGTGCCGACCTATGGACAGGTCACGGGTTGACCAGATGTTTGTTCCAGCCGGAATGGTAGCCTCTCGGTTAAGTATGTCATCAATGTAGTAGGCTGCCTTAAAAGTGCTGGCTCCTTTGAGGGATACCCTGTACTGGATCTCCACCAGCTCCCGGTAGGTTGCCATTGTCTTGTCAAAATCGGATATCAGAGTCAGCGCATCTGAATCCTCAATCACGATGTCAAAGGTCAGGATGTTGGATATATAAATGCTGGACTCTGCTTTAAAGGATACCTTGTGCGCTCCTGCCGTTAAGGTGGGGAGCTGGAAGACATTATACCCGTTCTGGGCCAGCAGCCGCACCGACTCATTATCAATGGTCCTGGTGATGTAAATAGGCTCCAGGGAGATGGTGTCTATTGTGATCGGTATTTTGATGATCTGCGTTACCGCAAAGTCAACAGAGTCATCAAAGGGTGAGGTAATGTCCAATGTCCCTACCTTGATCGTAAATTTAAGGGTGTCCGTATACTGCCCGCCACGATCTACCACATACATCTGGATGGAGTGGCTGCCCTTGGATAGTCCGGTCAGGGTGTAGCGGTTCATTCCTTGCGCTACCTCAGAGGTGGTAAACTCGATGCTGTCTACCAGCACATGTAGGGTTCCGTTGCCGCTGTTAGGTGATCCCCAGCGGTAACGAATTTCTATTTCCTCGTTCACTGAAAAGCTACCCCCGGTAAAGCTGGAGGTCATAGTCGGTATAGTAACGATTCCGCCACCACCTCCGCCGCCCATCTCGTCAATGGCCTGGGCTACCCGAAGGGGTGACATGACGGTGTGATCATTTATTCCTTCACGTGCCTCTTCTTCTGTGGCAAATTCTATGTATGCTGCTTTTCCTTCCACCCATTCTTCAACTTCTTTTGATAGTTTTTCTTTTGTAATCAAATTATTCGGTATATTTTCTTGGGTAATCTTCAGGTGCGGAAACAGTGCTTTAATGGCTTCCGTGTGTTTAATCTCATCTATAATTGCTGTGATTGAAGCTATTGTCTTATTCAAATTGTAGGTTTTCTTGATAATGACTCTGTAAGCTGTATAAGCATGATTCGCTTGTATTTCTATTTCTGTTCCGAAGCTTGATACCCCTACTGTAGTTTTTATGTTTTCCGCAATCTCTGTTCCATCAATAAAATGTATTTCAACGTCAAAATCGGGGTCTGGTTTTGCTCCCCATGGGTCGTTTTTGATAAGACATTTTACATTTATCCTAATTAAGTTCCCACCTTCTGAGTGCAGCGTAACGTCTACAAAGTGCTCTTTTGCGATCTCATCGTTATTAAGCCCATTGTAAAATGCACTGTTGGTCTGCAATACAGTATTGTCATTTTCTACATTTACTATTTCACTTGATAATTTTTCAAATCCAATAGCTCCATCACCAATTGCGGATGCGTCATGAACCCCCGCAATTTGCTTTTCGATCTTTCCGAACATTGTCTTCAGATTTTCGCCTGATGTAATATTTTCATAGGCGCTTATCTTATCAAAGGTAACTGTCTTTTCTGAGATATCGCCTAAAACATACTGTCTTGCTTCCTCTGCTGCCGCTGTCGCTTCCTCTCCTGCTGCCCGTGCCTCTTCCGCTTTTTCTATGGCATTTTGCGCTGCGTTATTTGCATTATCCCTCGCAGCGTCTGCCTCTGCCGCTGCAGCTTCTGCTCCACTCTTTGCTATATAGGTTTCCTCAGTTGCTGTATTTGCGTTCTCTGCCGCTTTATTTGCGGCATCTATCGCAGTGTCTACTCTGCCTGCTGCTTCAATCGCTTTTTCTGCTGCGCTCTCGGCATCTGCTTTCGCCTGCTGTATGTCGCGCGGCCCTCCCATATACCCTATTAAATCACTCATGCCTGCTCCTTCACCAAAAGTTGTACCTCGACTCCATCTGCTGATGTCTTATCCGGTGTAACGTATACCGTATCTATATTTGTTTTATTCCTGGTCAGATCCTCTCCGATCAGAAGAACTTGATAAAATAGAGGTGGTATCCTTACGGCTTCCTTGCTGTCCGACTGAATACGCACATATAGATTTCCTTCTGTAAAATTTTTAATGATTACTTTGTTTCCTTTGTTTTTAAATTGGAACTTGATTAATTCCCCGGCAACGGTACTTTCTCTTTTTACGTCTAAGTCCACTTTTTACCCTCTTTTCGAAAACAGGGCATCCATAATTAGATGCCCTGTACAATCATGTTTCCAGTTTTTTTGTTTTTTGCTCGTACTCTTTCTGCTGGGTTTCCATATATTCTGCCGCTCTTTCTTCCTGAGCCGCTGAGTTGTCCAGCACTTCTTTCACGCTTTCCGGTACTTCTACTTCTACTCCTCTTTTGATCAAATAAGATTTCCCATTTACGGCAACAAATACATCGTCTTTGTATTTGTCGTTGTCCTTAAAGAGCTTAATCTTTACCATTTTTTCTTTTGCCGCCATAGCTCCTCCTTAATTTGCTCCAATGTCGAACGTGGATGCTGTTTCTACACGCACCATGTACTGTTCAACGAGTCTTTCCGCTACTTTGATTGCTTTCCATCCTACGGAAGCTCTCTGATTAAGCGGGTCGGCTGTTCCGGCGCTTCCCAGTTGTTTCACGATATGCTGTAAGCCGCCTCCAGTAATTTCCGTTACTCCATAGGCGTTTTTCCCAAGAATGATGGTCGAGTATACATCTATGCTTTGCGCTCCTGTCTTGGCAAATACCTTGGCTTCTGTGCTCTCCACGAACCGTACCTGTCCGATCTTTCCGATCTCTCCGTTGTAGATGTTCTCCGGTGTGGCGTATTTATGCACGTCAATCCATTCCTGGTTGCGCATAAGATCATAGGATACGTCAGGATGGATGATTGCTACAAAATAACCATCAAACGGAATGGCGTTCTGTGTTTTTAAAAATCTCGCTGCGCGATATGCACAGTCTGGGGTAAATTTATGTTCTTTCGTGAGTTCGGCCCGGCTTGACACCTCTCCTGATGCGTACTGTACATTGGTCCCGGCATTGATAACCTCTCGTGTGATCGTGTCCATGGTTCTTCCGGCCTGATCCCCTAAAAGCTCTGTTGCCTGTACCATATTGTTGTCAATTGCCGTCAAAAGCAGCACGTCTGTGAGCATGATCCAGTCTCCGTACTGGTTGACTGTTGCTGTAATTGTGCTTACGTCCAGTTTGTTGCCGTCCGGTGTAACGCCCTCTGTCAACGGTGTCAGCGCCTTTGTAAGAGGCGTGTATTTCCGAAACTCGATTGTTTTACCTCCATTTTTCGGAATGGGGTGCTTCTGCCCGAACTGATCATGCACCAGCCTGGGGCCTGCCAGATCAATGAGGTAGTCACTGTAATAGGTTTTCATTTCCGCAGACAGGTTGTTTCCTTCGGCTGCGGAAGTGGTTGCGTTTAATGGCGTGGCGAAAACCTGCAGATTCATCAATAGCAATTTTCTTTTTTTCATCTTTTTCTCCTTAGAAACGAATTTCTTCCCCCCGCGCGACTCTTTTTGCGATTTCTGCGCGGTCCTTTGCTGTTAAACTATGTACATCCTTTTTAACCAGCACACCTGACTGTCTTGCAGCGCCGCCCTCTACCGGCCGGCTGTTGCGCGCCCTTATGTTGTCAATCGTGGCCTTTCTCGTCTTCTCGGCTGTGTACTGCGCAAGGCCGCCCATGATATCATCCATGTGCGTGACATTATAAGCGGTTTTTACGTCTATGCCTTTAAATACGAGGTTTTGAAAGTCCTTGTTTTCCTGCATTTCTGTTTCAAAATCAAAATCCGGGATGGTGGCTTTTAACGCTTCTGACTGTTCCAGACAGTTCTGCATGAACTGGTCGAACTCTTCCTGCTGCCTCAATTCCTGCTGCTGCCGTATCAATTCCGCATTCTGCCGCTCCAGCTTTTTGACTTCTTTGAGCTGCTCTACCGTCATTCCCTTTTCGGCTGCTTCCTGCTCGTAATAAGTATTGTCTTCCTCGATTGCCTTTGTCAGTTTGCTGATGTCATCAACGCCATAACGCTGCTGCAGCATCTCAAGAATCGGTTTTGCGGCCTCTGTCTGCGCTTTCAGGTCCTTCGTTTCCCCAAAGCGCTCATTAATTACTTTCTGCATGCGCTTGGTGAATACGTCTTTGTAGTCCCCTTTTATCAGTTTCTCAAATTCTGCCTCTCGTTCCTGCAAAGTGTTGCTGGTTGTTTTTGTGCTTGGTTCCTCAGCGGCGGCCTGAGTTGTTTCTTCCGGCTGTATGCCATATACTACCGCCCGATTTTCCCCAGCGGCGGCCTGGGGAGCTGCTGCTTCTCCGCCCGTTCCTTCCCCTTCAAATAATCTAAGGTTCAGTTCTAATAATTTTCTTTTCATTTTTTACCTCCCGCGGTCTTTCCCGTGCGTCTAATTATCTTATAGCATATTTGATTTTTTATTTCTCCCTCACTCTTGCTGGGTCACATGTACATAGTCTTTATACTTATTTTCCAGTAACAGATACCCTGTCATAATGACATCTATTATTTGATTTGTCTGTTTTATTGCCTCGCCTTTCGGTTCTACTTTTATTTTTACGCATCCGGATAAAACGTCTGCCTCATACAGCCAAAGCTTGCCGTCCTCTTCCAAATCATTTAGGCATTGTACAAATGTTCCGGACAAGGTGCTGACTGCTGCACACACGATATCCGGCCCCTGTGCGCAATAATCTGCGTGGCCTAAAATGCTTATTTCCGTTCTGTTTCCCTTTCTGATAATTTCTATGTGTGTCATGCCGTCACGCTTTCGGGGTAGCCTGCTGCGCTACCTGCTGTCTGGCTTTCGCTTCCTGGGTAGTCTTCTGTTTCTGCGTGTCCCCCAGGCTATTAGTTTGCACGTTGTTTGTTTTTACATCCGCTCCGACCGGCTGTGTCATGTTTGCGGCTATCCCCATATTTTGCAGTACATTTGTCCCCAACTGGCTATCAATGATAAACGCCATCTTCTGCATATCCGCCTGCATCTGCTGCATGATCTGGAACATGGTCCCGTTCTGGGATAGGCGCTGTGCAATCTCTTCTTTGCCTTCAAACTGCATCATCTGAAGAGCTACCAGCGCTTGATCAACCATCTGAGGCGCAAAGAATCCAGCCCCATACAGTTCCATAGCCATATTGTTTTGTGCCGCCTTTGAAAACGGGCTGCTTTTCTGTGGGACAATCTTAATATCAAATATGGGTCTTCTGTACTGTTGGATTCCAAAGGCGCTGTCTTCTCTGGTCCTAATGTTTCGGTTGTCAAAGCTGATGAATTCATCCTGCCCGTTTTGGCCGCCAATCCGGAACTCACGTTCTTCATCGTAGAACTGCCTGATCAACTCTATGCACAGGTAGCATATTTCCGCGTATGCCCTGTAGGATGTTTTGATCATATCTCTGGACAGTTTGCTTCCTGCTTCTTGCAAGGCTGCTATTGCGCTTGCGGCAGTCACGCCGCTTTGGGTGCTGCCCTGGCTGAAATCCCTGTTGCCTGATGTCTCTTTGAGTTCGTCAATCTTCATCTGGCGGACGTTGATGGTTGTGGCATCTGCCGGGCTGATCTCTATTTTTCGAATGCTTTCTTCCCCGATCTGCCCCGCTACATGCACAAACATCTTTGTTGGATCTTCAAATTCTTTTTGGTTGACCTGGCTGCTGTCTTTTATCCAAAATCTGGGATTGCTTGCCAGGAAGCTTCCTTTCATAATGTTGGCGTCCAACTTGTCTATGTACATCTGCGCGTCTTTCATTATGTCCAGATAGCCAAACCCTGCCGGGGTTCCCTCCTCCATGAACATGACATCGAAAACAAACGGATATGTGCCATGGTCATAATATCCCCGCTCCTGGTATCTCCAGTCATTTTCGCTGGCATACAGCACCTCGTCATTTACAAATTTCACGTAATGTAAAATTTCCTTTTCCATTCCGTTTTCGTCTGCAATTGTGCGCTTGTAATACCAGTCAATTACTGCACTTTTTTCTGTGTTGTCAACCGTGTCGTCATAGATGTATTCTTTCACATCTATTGTGCTTGACGCTAATTTCCCCCTTAAAAAATCGTATTTTTCTTCAAGTATGTCGTTATCCTCCAGGCTGACCACAAAAATATTCCTCGACTTTTGAATGTCTTTTATCCCAGGCTCCCAGAAGAAATTTAGGATATCTACCTGCTGAATGTCTATGTCTCCCAGCCCTTCTTCGAGAGACTTATTCCAGAAGACTCCATACACACTGCTGCCCGCTTTTAATTTGTACCACCATGCATTGGAATATGTTTCCTCAAACTGGTTTCTTTCCATGATTACCGGAAGTATATGACCTAGCGTCTGCGCGTCCTGCCTATCGTCCGCTGATCTCGGAAGTACATTTGGTTCCGGGTAATTGTCCATTGCGTCTGCATGTTTATTTGCAAGCGAGTTGAAAAGCCATGCGCTTGCAGGCTCCGGATCATTTGTCTTTTTCTTTTTTCGTATCTGCTCCCAATGGCGCATTTTGTACCATTCTTCATTCGCTACAATACGTTCGTCCAGATTTTTCTTTCCCTGTTTATACTTTTCCATGATTCCGGCAGCTTCTCTAATTTCTTCCTGCCCGATCGGCCCAATTCTCCCGTAATCGCTTTCTATGTCCATCTGGCGCCCATGCGCTTCATCTGCGTCTTTTGCGGCCTTTCTTGCGTTGTCATCTGCGGCCATTGCCTGTGCGTACGCTTCAATCTGTTCCGGTGTGGCATCCGGTCCAGGAGGCGGCATTTCTTTAATGTTTAATGCAGGGAGTTCCTGCATAGCATCCTCTTGCTGTTCCTTCTGTGGTATTGCGTTTTGTGGGGCATCCTTCTGAGGCTTGTCCTGTTTGATTTTTTTTGCCATCTCTTTCTCCTTAAATTCTGTAAAATGTAAATCTATCATTTGCCCGCTGCTCCGCATATAGGTCAAGCGGATCGTCAAGCGTAATCTGTTTTAATACATTTTCGCGCGGGGTGATCTGGTATTCCATGCACACATAGCGGCACTCATCATAAATGTGGTCTTCCGTTTCCGTGTCGATATCTTCTACATTTTTTTCATCGTAGACGAGTGCTGGGATCGTGCGGATGAAATGCCGGCAGGTTGAGAATACTTGAAGCATGGAATCCCCGTCCTCATCAAAGGCAAAGCGGTAATGCATCTGCATTTTCCCTGGAATACGTGTGTGGTCCGCCTTTTCGAAGAACACGCCCTTACGCTCCATCATGGTTGCTATGGATTCTCCTTTGCTTTCTTCAAATATCGCCGGGTCCGCAATCCCGATTACGGTATGGCCTTTGATGTTTGGATCATCCTCCTCAATTTCCGTGATCATCTTCGCTATTTCCTGCGGCGTCCACTTAACGCCTGTATTAGGTGTCCCTGTGCATCCGTATAACTCTCTTATGCGGTATAGCTTGCGGTTATGGTCTACCGCATACCACCCGACCGAGAAGGGCCTGGAATATCCGAAGTCAAACCCCCTTAGTATTTTCCAGCTTTGCGGGATTTTAAATGGGGCGATTACGTGTGTGAATTTCTGGTCCTTATAATGCTCTGGATCATTCCTCCACTCCATGAACACCTGCCCCGAAAAGGAGTTCCAGTCACCATACAGCAGCGCATTGCGTTCCGCTTCTGGCAGCATGGCAAGGTTGGCAAGGTAATTGGGGTCATTGCTTAATAATTCCTGGTTGTCAAATACGGTAGATGGTACAAAAATGCGTTTCCGGTTCATGCTCAGCAGCGTTCCGTCCGGCTGTTTTACGGTCAGTTCTGACTTGATTGGTGTCATTGGCGGGGCCGGGGTTATAAATCGTTCTTTTACCCACCCATGTCCGATTCCTCCAGGATTTGCGGTTGCCCTTATGTATACTCTTGTACCCGGCCCGCCTGGGCGGTTGCGCGAAAACATGTAGGAGTATTCCTCCCAGGTAAAATGAGTCAATTCGTCAAAAATAATCAAGTCAAATCGTTTTCCCTGGTATTTATGCTTGTCCTGTGTCCTCTGCATCGATCCAAAAAAAATCTTTGCCCCGCTCGGGAAGGTCCAGACATGCTGCGATTCGTTGTAGAACGCCTTTGGGAAGACTCTTGTATAGATTTCGCGGCTTCGGTCGATCAGCTCGGTTAATTGAGGATACGTCTTTCTCAAAATCAAACATCGGTAATGAGGGATATGGACCTGCCTCAAGGCTTCTGCCAGCATGCAGTCACTTTTCCCTCCTCCGGCCGCGCCACCATAAAGGGCCTCGTACTCCGGTCTTGACTGCAGTGCTGCCTGTCTGGGCTGCGGCATCCAGATTACGTTACTCACTCTCTGCCACCTCCTGCAGCATTATAACCCCTGTGTCTTCATGGTCCGCAGTTTCGTTTCCTGCCTGCTTATTCATCAGGTTTACGCGGGCTTTCTGTTCTTCTGTCATCAGATCATAATGTTCTGCCAGCCATTTCAATGCGCCGGACCGGTCTTCCAGTTTGATGCTTACTCCATACTTTGTATTCTTAATTTCTTTGATCAGTGTGGTGTCTGTTTCTTTCAAGTTCCGGAATATTACTTCGCCATTTTCGGCTTTTTCTATGTACGATCCTATGTCCGAGAATGCAATTTTGATATACTTTTCCACAATGTCCGACTTCTCCAGCATGGCTTTCGTGAGTTCTCCTGTCTTTAATTCCTTCACTTGCTTTTGGATATTAGGGTTTTTTAACAGTCTGCACCCGGATACGCCTGCTGCTTCTCTGCTGCATCCGTACGCCCATTGGTATGCGTCTGTTGCATTAAATGTCTTCGCATAGTAGATGCAGAATTTTAATTTTCTTTCATCTAATGCCGATTTTTTTAGTATGTCTTCTATTTCTTCTTTTTTGTCCTCGTCCGGGGTATCTTCCACTTTCTTTTTTTTTGCAACCGAACGTTCGGTTTTCTTCCCGCGAACGTTCAGTTTTTCTCCGTCCCAGTTCTGCGTACTTTTCCAGCGCCTAATTGTGCCGTCTGGTTTTCCCAGTTTTTTGGCTATCTCAACAAGCGGAATGCCCGCTTTATACATCTTTTCAGCCATTTTTTGAAGTGTTTCTAATTCTTTTTTCTTTTCATTTGGAGCCCTTGCCATATGTTCCCCTCCTGTATTGGAAGAATAGCATATCCCGGCTTTTTATTTCTCCCTTGCGAAAAGAAGCGCTCGCGCGCCTCTTTACAATACTTTTATTCTCATTTTTCCATCTTGGGGTTTTGTTGCCACCGTCCCTTCGGGGTTTTCCTGCTGCATCTTTGCAACATCAACCTCTATTTCTCCTCCTGAATGCTCCCTGATTAGATATGCTAACAGTTGTCCTTGTGTTTTTCTTTTGAGTTCTTCTTTTAGGCGTATCTTTCTCTGTATGTCTGCCTGATGAAGCGCCGCATCACGCTCTTTTACTGCTATTTTTACTTTCTTCTGTTCTTTTCTGAGCCTCTTTGCCAATGTTCTCATCTCTGATCCTCCTTTTTAATGCTCTGATTTCTTTTATGGTTGTTTCGGGTGTTATGTCGGTTCGGTTTTCTTTTTTTATTCCTGCCAGTTCTGCCAGTTGCGAAAAACTGTATCGCTGGTACCCCTCAAAAATTTTGCGGGAAAATCCCCCTGCTGAAAAGGCTTTATTGACTGCTATATATTTATTTGCCGTTGACCGGCTAATTCCAAACTTTTTTTTTGTATAACTTTCAAAGCTTTTATATCCTTCTCTTTTGTATACGCGGTTTTTCTGTATGACTCTTAGTTCATAACCGATTTCAATAAACCCCTTATTCTCGTGATATATGCCGTATTTTTTGCTTATTATTTGTGCATACGGGCATAAATGATACTGTTGGTTTTCACAATATTTTTGTATCCAATTCTTCTTTTCTTTTTCCGTTCCAAATTCAATGGCCGTCTTTTGTTCGTCAGACATTCCCACGCTCTCGCATTTGATTCTCTTGCTTGCCTGCGAATTAAAATACGGGCATATCTGGATGCCTCCCCAGTTCATTTTTTATCAACTCCTTATGCCGCTCTGTTGTGCTATTTAATACTCTAAGTTCTCTTTTTTTCTTCTCCAGTTGATTTCTTGATAATGGAAACACTCTTTCGTGCCTTTTTTGTTTTCAAAGAGGGCGAATCTACTGTACCTCTTGATTAATTTCAGGCGCTTTCCAACGATTTTTACGCCACCCTTCCCTTCCTCTTCTTTCTTCCGGAAAAACAGTATGATTTCTTCTCCCGGCATTATATGTTCTAATTTTTCTATTTCAGGTAGGTCTGGACCTTTCAGAACAATCATGTAACCACTCCTATTTAATTTTATTGTTTACCACTATTTCCCAATTCTATAATTTGCCGCATGTGCTATAATTTTTCTGAGGTGATAAGTATGGCATATGATTACAACGATGATGATGTTTTATTTGATCAGTTATTTCGCGAATGTTTGATACGTTACGCTGAAGAATACGAAAAAGAATTAAATTCCCTATCTCTCCCCTCTTTTCCGGAGGAATACAGTAAAACCCTTTATGATCGCATCGTGCAAAATTTAAAAGATAAAGGTATCTGGGATGAACCTGAATAAAATCATTCTCTCTTGTCCTGCTGCCGTGCGTGCTCTCTCAATCTCCCCCCGAAGTCCTCGCACGCTTGTACATAAGCATTGTAATGTATCTCTGCATCCCTGATCTTCTGGGCGTGCTCCTGTGCCGCCTTATTCTCCAGGTCATCCGCTATCTCGTGGCTTAGATCTGTTAATGTCATCTCTTAACTCCTTTAATCTGCCGCTCATTATTTTATCAATGATCCCTGCGGCCTCCTCTGCATCTATGTACTGTCTTCCGTTGTGCTCCTGCTGCTGCCCGAATATCTCCCGAATGCATTGCTCGTATCCGGATATGATATTGTAGGCTATACCAAGGTTGTGTTTTTGGTTGTGGATCTGATCAGGGGTAAGACCTGTATCATAGTATCTTTCAAGCCGCTGCTCTGTGTTTGCAAGGGTATCGGCTATCTGCTCCAGAAAATCAAAATATCCCGAATTAGCCAATGCTGTTATAGTTGCACCCTTATCCTCTTCATAGTCTGGAGGCGTAAATAGTACTTCTCCATCTTGCGTTACATACGTTAATTTTTCTATTTTGACCATGTTATACCTCCTCAATTATGACTGCATACTTTCTTCCAGCTCCGTCCTCTACGTGTATTGCGTCATATGCAGTTGTTCGCTTGTCTGATCCCCCTGAATACCGATTTGCACAATATCCCTCTTCGCTAAGTGCTCCTTCAATCAGATCAATTAAAAGTTCTGTTTCGTCATGTCTATCTCCAAACATTTGTTCCTCCTTTAAATTTCGGTTTATGGCATTACCCCTGGTATATCCTCAATGCTCATTTGACCCTCTACGTTCTGGTCCTCCATCCACCAGTTAAATACATCTTCTCCGGTTTTCCATTTTGTCGTATGCCCGC